CTGATCCTCAACAAGCAGGTTTTAACCAAAGAGGACAAACTTTTCATTTTACCGGAGATGGTTTCGATGGAGGTATAAACATAAATGACATCATGGGCCAATTTGGTTTTGGAGGATTTGGACAAAGACAAATGGCTAACCAGGACGTCACGATCGGGTGTAGGATCACACTAAATGAAATATATACTGGTAAGAATGTTATTGCTAATTATAGACTTAATAATGGACAAGAACAAACTGTAGACATAAAGATTCCACCTGGAATAGTCCCCGGAGATAAAATAAAATATTCAGGAATGGGTCAAAGGGATATAAATGGTATTCCTCCAGGAGATCTGTATGTTCAAATACAAGTTTTGCGAGATAGAGATTGGGCTATCAATGGACTTGATTTGTTAACCGAAAGGAAGGTAAGTGTTTTAGATTTAATGACAGGTACTACATTTAACATAAACACTCCAGAAGGAAATAGCATACGACTTACTGTCCCAAAAGGCACACAACCTAATACTGTATTCAACGTAACAGGAAAAGGTTTATACAATAGAAGAACAGGCAACCAAGGAAACATTCATGTCAAAATAATAGGCACAGTTCCTAAAAATCTTGACAATGAGGATATAAACGCAATTGAGCAAATACGAAGGAAAAATTAGTTGACAAATATGTGTGAAATATGTATAATAAATAAAAAATTAGGAGTGAATAAGAATGGTTGAACCATCTGAAGAATTACAGGTAGTTTTTGAAAAAGCAAATAAGGATGCCAAGAAGTTAAAACATGACTATGTTACTTTGGAGCATTTGTTTTTTGCTATGTGTTGTAGTGACAACTTTATGAAGATCCTGGATGGGTACGGCACAGATATCAAAAAATTGAAAGATGAGCTACATGATTATCTTCAAAACAAATTAGATGATATCAAAAGAAATGACGATAAGCCGTATAAACCAAAGAAAACACAAACGGTTGAAAGAGTAATGAACAGAGCTTTTACTCAGGTTTTGTTTAGTGGTAGACAGCATATCGATATCACAGACGTGTTTCTATCAATGCTTAATGAGAAAAAATCGTTCAGCACATATATCGCAACAGCAAATGGTGTCAACAAAGACAAGTTCAATGAATATATAAATGCCGAATATGTAAGCAATATCGAAGATGAAGAGTTAGCAGGACATGCCCAACGAGCATTGAGAGCTTTTACAACTAATCTTAATACCAAAGTGACACAAGGTAAAATAGATCCTGTAATAGGTAGACAGGAAGAGCTAGAAACAATTTGTTTAAGTTTAGGCAGACGTTTAAAGAATAATGTTTTACTGGTCGGTGATCCAGGAGTTGGTAAAACTGCTATAGCAGAAGGTTTAGCATATAGAATAGTTAATAAAATTGTACCTAAGTTTCTAGAAGAATATAGTGTTTATAATTTAGACATTGGTGCTATGTTGGCAGGGTCTAAATATAGAGGTGATTTCGAAGAAAGATTCAAACTAGTCATGGCGGCTATTAAAAAACAAGGTAAGACAATAGTATTCATAGACGAAGCACACATGATTAACGGTGCTGGTGCTGGTGGCGGAAACAGTTCAAATGATTTAGCAAATATGTTAAAACCAGCATTAGGTAAAGGTGACGTAAAAGTTGTTGCGTCAACAACTTGGGAAGAATATAGAAAATACTTCGAAAAAGATAGAGCTTTGATGCGTAGATTCCAACGTGTTAGTGTTGATGAGCCTGATAAGAAAACTTCCGAAGATATATTAAAAGGTATTAAAAAATACTATGAAGACTTTCATAATGTAATAATTACAGATGAAGCTATAGACGAGTCTATTAAATTAAGTGTTAAGTACATGACTGATAAAAAGTTACCTGACAAAGCTATTGACCTAATAGATTTGGCTTGTTCTAGATTTAATTTGAAAGATGAAGTTCCTGAAGTAAAAACTGTTACACCAGAGGGAATAAAATTTGAATTAGCAAAAGTGGTTAATTTACCGCCAGAACAAATACAACAAAAAGAAACTAATAATTTAAGTCAGCTAAACAAAAACTTGAAACTTAATGTTTATGGGCAGGATAATGCCATAGATGAAATAGTAGATAAGATTTTAGTAGCACAGGCAGGACTTAAATCGGAAGATAAACCAATTGGTTCATTTGTTTTCATGGGTCCTACTGGTGTTGGTAAAACTGAATTAGCAAAACAATTGGCCAAGCATTTAAGCATTAACCTAGCAAGATTTGACATGAGTGAATACCAAGAAAAACACTCTGTATCAAAACTGATTGGTTCACCTCCAGGGTATGTAGGTCATGACGAACATTCTGGACAGTTGATAAACAAATTACAAGAACATCCAAACTGTGTATTATTGTTAGATGAAGTTGAAAAAGCACATCCTGATATTTCTCAAATACTATTACAATTAATGGACAACGGAAAGATTACAGGTAGTGATGGTAAAGAAGCAGATGCCAGAAATTGTATCTTAATATTAACAACCAATCTTGGTGCTGAACAGGCAGAAAAAAATACTATAGGATTTAGTCAAGATATGGACTTAGATTATGGAGATGAAGAATTCAAAAGATTTTTTGCTCCTGAATTTAGAAACAGACTTGACGGTGTTGTAGTATTTGGAAAACTAGATAAACCTATTATGTTAAAAATTGTAGGCAAATTCCTAGTAGAGTTAAGAAACATGTTGACTGAAAAAAATGTTAAATGTGAAATTTCAGATAATGCTTTGGATCATTTAGTTGATAATGGGTTTGATAGCAAGATGGGTGCTAGACCTATGCAGAGATACATAGATAAAAACATAAAACGTCCTTTAAGTAAATTGTTGCTATTTGGTGATTTGAAAGATGGCGGCACGGTGAAAATTGATGTTGAAAAAGATCAAATAAAACTTATTCCCTTAGAAAAGAAGGTCACCCATGTTACTGAAAAAGAAAACAACTAGTCTATTTTACAACAAGTATCTATATAAACTAAGACTTAGAAATCCTATAGGATCTATCTTTAGAGGTATGAATCTAGGACATGCCAAACAAAAGCTAGATGAGATGCAGAGAGATGCTGAAGCTGAAATGCCAATAAAAAGCCCTTTTCGTGTTTGGCGTGGCGATGTTAAAAGTATTTCTTTAGAACTGTTTATGGATAATTGCGTAATTTATACCTTTTTAGAAAAAAATAAAGATAAGGCATCAGTCCGTTGTGAAGGACAGAAATTAGATATCTATTCTAATGAACCTAATTGGTTGTTAGAACTAGCAGACAAAATTGGTGCTATAGAGTTTTATGAACCTGCCACAGATGACATAGCAAATTTTTTAGCTAACAACAACGTTAATACTGTAATAACAGACAAAGACAATGAATGGCCATTCAAAGCCTTTTTAGCAAAAAAAGTAGATAGTAGGTTTGCGGATTTTTGTAGACAAAATTCAAAACACATTAAAATTGGAAGTAGAGCATTGAATGCCATAGAAAAAGACCATTGGACGCAAGGTTTTTACTTTAGATGTAAGTCAGAAAAGTATCTTATGTTAGCTAAGATAGCCGCAGGAACTGGAATTTCCAAAGTCATCAAATATGTTAGCGAGAACGATTTGGCATAAATACTTGTATGCCAAGTAGTAGTGAAATAATTTTATCAGCAAACACACATCCTGGAGATAGCACGACTGAAACCATCACAGGAAGCAACTTCCGTGGTGACGGTTATTATGGTCGAGCAGATGGTTTACATACAGTAATGTACGATTATAATGGCTTGACTGGTACTATAACCATACAAGGAACCTTAGCTACAACTCCAACAGATTCTGATTGGTTTGACGTGACTTCTATTACTGCGTCAACAGAAACAGCAATCAAGTATGCTAATTTTACTGGTAATTTTGTTTACATTAGAGCTAAGGTTGTATACACAGACGGTACAATAAATAGTATCAGAATGAATCATTAAGGAAGTGCTATGGAAAACTTTATCAACATCGTTTTTGACACAAAGCAAGAAGTAGATGACATAGTTGTCTCTGAAGTAGCAACATCAGCATCAAATGCCTTATTAGAAGAAGAAACAGGCTACGAGCTGTACGACACAAACGATGGCAAAACAGTTCTAACAGTTGAAACACATGTACAACTAGATGAACAAGCGTCAAATGATGTGGCAAAGAAAATAGCAGATAAATTATTTGATTTAGGATATAATAACTTTGACATTGAAGTGAGTGTCTAATGCGTTTTTTTCAATTTAAATTAGATGAAAAGGTTCGACCGCCACGTCCTCAAACTGGTTTAGATCCTGAACGTTTAAAGAAGATTGATAGAATAACACGTAAACTACAAAGTGACCCTGAACTTGTAGATGAGATTTTTAAACAGATTAGTACCAAAGCAAAAGACATAGAAGGTAATTTTATCAATAGATTTATAGCTATGTTAAATCCGGATAATACAAGACCGGAAGCAGATCAGGCATTTTCAAATTTTTTAAGGAAATACGCTGAAGTAATTTCTGAAGTTGAAAGCACAACAGAAGAAAAATTTGCTTTTATAGGTAATCTTGGAAAGAAAAGCTACGTAGACACAGGTAAACTTTTAAAGCCAGGAAAGTCAAGCTGGGACGATTGGTTAGCAAATGACGATTTTGCTAGAAAGTTATTTGACCATGCGTTCGGCGATCCAAGACTTACTACTGACAATAAGGGTCCAGGCGAAGCGGCCCTGGCTATTCTTTCTCCTGATATTAAACTATCAATAGGAGGAAGTGGTGACATAGAAGTTAAAAATACACCAGTTGAAGTAAAAGCGGCGGCTGGACAAAGCACAGGTGCTGGAAGGCTTACTCCAACAAAAAACACTCTCGGTAATTATGATTCTAAGGTAGTAGCTAAAATGTTATTTCCAAACGATCAAACCAAGCAAGATGCGTTAACTCAAAATTATAGAAACTGTTCAGCAAATATTTTTGGCAAATTTGTAGAAGATTTTCAACTAGAAACTAATCAAGTACAAACTTTACTATCTAATATATTCAAAGAAGAAAGCATACAAGACATGGTTTCTAAGGTTGCGGCAAAGGGTAAAAACATAACTGGAAAAGACCTTCTTGGATTAAGCATTTACAACTATGGTAGATCACAAAATGATGAACATTTTTTAATACTTGTTAAGTCCACTAGATCCAGCTTATATTTCCACATAGACGATTGGGATCAGCCTGGTCTACAATTTGGTTTAACTGTGTTTGGAAGCGATGCACGTACTGTAGGTCAAACGCAAATTGGAATCTTAAAGAGAGCTTAAATTTTTTTCTCTATCTAAAAACTTATATTCAACTTTTTCTGGTTCAAACTGCTGTAAAGCATCAAATACTTTTTGTATATCTAAAGGACCGCATGTATAAACATCTAATTGTATTAACCCAGGTTTACATTCATCCCAAACATGTATAGCAACATGACTGGTTTCTATAACAGTCACACAGGTAATACCTCTATTGCCTTCCATATCGCAATACTTTGCGTAGGGACCTAGCATGATTCTCATGCCTATTGACTCTATTAAACTTTTTGCCCAACCCACTATTTGATGTTCGTTATTAGGTGGATTCTTTACTTCTGACCTAACAATCAGATGCTTGTGCTGTAACATAAGCGTATCCTTTTTAGGTTCTACTTATCTCGAACTAACTTTTGTATTTACATATATTGATAAATACTTTATAATAACGTATATAAGGTGTTATCATGTCAAAAACATTTAAGGATTATTTAAAAGAAAGCGGTTTACAGTATTACACTGGTGTTAAAAAACACGGTGAGGAATACATGAAAAAAGCGGCTAAAGCAGGTCGTGAAGGAGCTAGTCAAGAAGAACTAGGACGCTTAAAGGACAAATACAGTAAAGCAGAAAAAAAGAAAAAAACTCCTGAAGCAACATTAGAAGAAGCTGATAAAGTAATTTTCAAAGGCAAAGAAATTGATCTTACTAAAATAGATTACACTATGAGAGATTTTAGCGATGGAATGATTGAATTAAATTCTCCAGTGTTTTACACTGACGGTACAGAAGTTGCTGATGAGGACTTGGCAGATCTAAATGATATGCCTGAAATGATTGACTGGATGATGCAGGATTATATGGACAATCAAGCACCACAAGCTGAAGAAATTGATAGAGTTAAAGAACTAGCTGGTGTACAAACAGACGAAGAAACTTATGACGGAGATGATTTCTATAACAACTACGGTGACATGTGGTACAACGAAGATGAAATCATGGATGAAGCTGAATATCAAGGACGTAAGGTTAAGTTAGGCAAACCAATGCGTGGTGATGTTAAAAAATTCAAAGTTTATGTGAGAGATCCAAAGACCAAAAATATCAAAAAAGTAAACTTTGGTGATCCAAATATGAAAATTAAAAAATCAAATCCGGCACGTAGAAGAAGTTTCCGTGCTAGACACAACTGTGATAATCCAGGACCAAGAACAAAAGCTAGATACTGGTCATGTAGGAAATGGTAAATGAAAATATTTGAAATTTTTAATAAAGAGATAGAAGATAAAATGCCCTACGATGTTGTAGATGACGTTCATTTCCATTTGCTTAATGATGACATGTTTTATAGAAAATATTATCTTCCATGTATGGAAAAAATAAGAGCAGAGAAGAATGAAAAAGTGATCCAGGGTCATATGGATCCTATGATCCATAAAGGTATTAACCATTATGTTATAAAATATGACATAGATAAAACACCTTCAGATTTAATGACTCCAGAGGAAGTAAAATCATTAAAAGACAGGGTTTTGGATCACGAACGAAATCCTGATAAGGAGTTACAAAGTGCACCTGAGACAGATATTCGAAGACCGTAAAACGGCCGTTTTTGCTTTAGGTAGACTTAATCCAGCTACTATTGGGCATGAAAGACTAGTAAACAAAATTAAAGAACAAAAAGGTGATCCTTTTCTTTTTTTAACTGACCGACCATCAAAATTACCAGACGATCCTTTGGCTCCACAAGAAAAATTAGAATGGGCACAAAAAAGTTTTGACGGAATACAAATTAGATTAGCAAAAACAATAGCAACAGCGGCAAACCAACTATATAGATTAGGTTATAATGAAATAACATTCTTAGAAGGCGAAGACAAGTTATTTAATATACTTAAAAATTACAACGGAAAGTTTGATGGCAAAAAAGGACCAATAGAATTTCCATTTAAATTTGATAAATTGAATTACGTAAGACTACAAAGGAATGCTGACGACCCAGGTGCTTCAGGAATGAGTGCTACAAAGTTAAGACAGTTTGCTACAGACAACGACCTAGAAAAATTTACTTCTGGATTAGCTCAAAAAGCACAACCAAGTGCCGAAAAAATGATGCGTCAATTACAAGGAGCATTAGGTGTTGATCCTGTTGAAGAAGATTTACAAGAACTAGAAGTAAAACAGCAAAAACCAAAGTTAGATGTATTAAATAATATTGCCGCAAGAACAGACGGAAGACCTTTTCCTTTGAGCTGGAACGCAGGTAAAGATGAAATATCAGTTGGAGGTAAAATGTTTGTATCTCCAAAAACAGCAAATAAATTTTTACGTTTCTATGATAATCAAGAAAAAGAAAATCAAGAACTTATGAAAAAAGCATTAAGTAGTGCTAAAACAGCCGCTCAACTTTTTAAAAATTTAGGCTTTGAATTTAAACTAGACATGGAGAGGTAATGGATATTAAAACTCTTCAAAAACTTGCTGGTATTAATGAATTTCAAGGTTACAAACCTGTTACTATTGAAAACATGAGTCATACCGCAAGTGCTTTAAAGGCAAAGGAAAAACGTTTAGGAATCAAGCCAGGCGATAGAGATTGGTTCAAGTTATGGTTCAACTTGCCTTACCTTACTGGTCCTGCTCAATTTAGGAGTAGAAAAAAATGAAGATAAGACAGATTTTTGAAGCAGTTGAAGATAGACTAGAGCTAACAAAATTACCTTACAATACAGGAGATCTTGCTCCTATTCTTTCTAAGGATAACGTAGAATACCATTATAATGTATTATCAAAGGGCTATGTGAATCGATACAACAATAAAGAAGGTGATCCTAAATTTAATTACGGTGGAGCGATGTTACACAATTTGTTTTGGTCACAACTTAAAAAACCATCTGGATCAAACACTCCTACAGGAGCAATTAAAAACCTAATTGAAAAAAATCACGAAGACTATACAACATTCAAAAATAGTGTGGTGGTTTTAGCAAAGGGCATTCAAGGAAGTGGTTGGGTTTATCTATCAAAGAACGGAGATTTGAAAACCACTCCAAATCAAAGCTATAAAACAGATATACTAATGCCTATTGATATGTGGGAACACAGCTTTACAGATTATATTCCGGCAAAGAATGCTAAAGATAAGTATTTACAAAACGTTTTAAAGATAATAAACTGGGACGTAATAAACAACAGGATAGACGGAAAATGAAATTCAGTGATTTCAAAGTAAAAGAAGAAACGGCTGGGGTTGGTATAATTACCAAACAAAACGCAACCAAGGATGTTCCTGTTGGCGGTGAATACATGAATGTAAAGAAACTTGGATTAGGTAAAGGTAAGCCAAAAAAACATCCTAAAAAAGTACGTGGATCTAAGACCAATGTTTTATTTAATTTGGGAATGGCTGAATCAGAACGGTTAGACGAATTACTTCCAGCTGTTCCTGCCGCAGTAGCAACTGCCGCAAGGGTAGCTACAAGTGTTTTACCAAAGATTGCTAAAAATCCATCACATTTAGGAGCAACAGGAGCCGGAACAGCAGTCGGTGATAAGATACTAAAGCAGATTACAAAGTCCAGAGATGCTAATAAAGGTGTAGGACTTAAAGGTAGGAATCTCAGAGCAAAACAATTATCGCAAAAAAATGCTACTAATGAAGTGACAGCTCAGGATCTAAGTAAAGATTCAGAAGTATATGTGGACATGGACGGAGTACTTGCTGATTTCTTTGGTGCTTGGAAAAAACTTGTAGGAACTGATTGGAGAGAAATAAAAGACCTTGATAGTGCTTTACAAAAAATAAGAGATAAGGATGACTTTTGGTTAAACATTCCTGTAACTTCTAATGCTATGAATTTGTTAAGTCTAATTAAAGAACTAAAAGGCAAATACAATATATTAAGTGCTCCACTGCCAAATGATCCCAACGCTGAACCACACAAAAGAGAGTGGGTTAAAAAGAATTTATCTGCTTTTCCACCAAGTAAAGTTATTATAACTTCTAATAAATCAGTACATGCTACTCAACCAGACGGCACTCCAAATATACTAATAGATGACTTTGGAAAAAACATTGCTAAATGGGAAGCGGCAGGTGGTGTAGGATTTAAACACAAGGATCACAAGTTCGAAAGAACAGTTAAAAACTTAAAAGCATACATGAATAAACCAGTCGAAGAAGCACCAGAAGACGAAATCAAGAAAATAAAACAAACTGCTGGCGCAATACAAAAAGCTCAAAGCATGATGAAGCCTAGATATAGCAGTGAAATAGCCGCTTTGGTGGAAGAAGAATTTGAAGCTATTAGAGAGGCCGCACTTAGAAGATATAAAAAAGCTAAAGGCAAAATAGATCTTTATACGGCTTATACTATGGCTATTGAAGATGAGTTTCCTGAAATACCAAATCCTATTGTTGTGTTTCAGTACATGACAGATCCTGTAGACCCTAATCATCAAGACCTTGTTCCACAAGAAGCTGAAGATGGTAGTTGGGCAGACAGAGCAGATAAAGACTATCAACAAAAAGCAAAATCTAAGCCTAAGGGAACCGGGTTCAATCCTTTAATCAAAGGTAGATGGTTTGCTATAAAGGCCGACAGAGATCGTTATTTGGATCAAGGAATGGAGCCGGAAGATGCTTTAGACCAAGCGGCAGAGAGACATGGTGTAGATCCTGAAGAATTAGAAAAATGGATAGCGGCTGGTAATGCTGTTAAGATCAAAGAAGCAAAAATGAGCAAAAGCTCTATTAAAAGCATACACAAAACAGCTGATAAAATTAAAGACAAACCTAAGGCTAAAAAGTCTATAGGAAATTGGGCAAAAGAAAGAGGAATGGATCCAGAAGGAGCAATTTACGCAATAGCTACAAATATGAAGAAGCGTAAGCAAGGTAAAAAAATTACAGGATTAGGAAAAGAGTCTTACACAAGAGAAGAGCTTCCACAAATAAGGAAACAGCATTTAGATTATATTCCACACACAATGGAAACTGTACAAGTGAAAGACGTTGTTCCTGTACAAAAAGAAAGACTAAAGGAAAATCATAAAAAACAACTTTACAACATACTTGATGGTCGTTTTAATCCTATAGTAGTAGACTGTTATAATAGGATAGTAAATGGTCATCACAGATATGACATTCTTAAAATGCTTAATATGGAAAGCACTACCGTTGCTAAACTTCCATTTACATTAGAATTTTTATTAGAAATAACTAGAAGAGATTTCTTAAAAGGGCTTGGCGCCACAGCGGCAATGTCCATGGTACCGAAGGCCGCAAAAGCGTTGGCTAACAACAAGGAACAATGGTATGTTATAGATGAAAAAGGCAGATTACAAGGACCTATGGATAGTAGTAAAGCAAAAACTGTATCCATTGCTTATCCAAAAAAATTACCGGCTATAGAACCTGCTCCTGAAGGTTTTGAAATAATAATTGCCCAAGGATCAAGTAAGAATTTGAATATGGCTTTTACAAAAGCCGAGTTTGCTATAAAGAAAATATATGCTAGAAGATTTCCTGGAAAGACTGTGAATGTAAATCGCAAAATAATTAAATTACAGGGTAGAGCAATAGAGGCGGCAGGTTCATCTTATGTAGCTACTCAGAGTGCTTATGTTAAGAAAACTACAGAAGAAAGCGTTGAAGAAGGAAATTTAATAGCAAATCCGCAAAGGTCTGTGTTGGTGAAAAAGAAAAATGGATATGACTGGTATAAGATTGGTACGAACATGGCTAATATTACACAACGAGGAATAGATTCAGCAGTAAAAAAAGATAAACCGGATATTATGCTACAGTTTTACGGTGGTGAAAAAGAAAAAAAATACATGATGAGAAATTTAAAACGCATGGGATATGATGTCCAAGACGCAGACGGATATAATGATACACACTTTGATGAAAATATAGAAGGGTCATATAGACTTATGATATCACTGGAAAACTTTGCTGACGGTAAGAAAAAAGGACGTAAAGGTCTAAGCAAACGTGTTGGTATTCCTAAGGGTGCTAGTGTTACACAACTACGTAAAATAGCTAAAAACAGCACAGGAGAACGTAGAAGGATGGCACACTGGCAGGCAAATATGAAGTCAGGACGTAAAAAGAAAGGTAAATAATACTATGTTAGTTAGAGAAATTATTAAGGAATACGCTACACAAGGAGCAACACAAGCAGGTAATATTGCTAGTGTAGCCAACCCTAAAATGGCTTATGGACATAGACCTAAGGGTAAAAATGGCTTACCACAAGCTCCACAAAAGAAAAACAAGGATGGAACAGCTAAAAACGCATTAGATATAAGTAGCAATTTAATGGGCGGTAAGACCATTAAGAGATAAATATTAAAAAGGAAGCAAAATGAGAGAAAAGGACCTTAAAGAAGATTTAGCAACGCTGGCTTACAAAGCCGAAGCAGATCATGAAGTACAGATGGCTAGATCAGATCTATATAAAATAGCCAAATACTCTATCAAGCTACACGAAATGATGAAGGGTGTAACTGAGCAAGAGGGTATTGAAGGTTGGGTTCAATCTAAAATTACAAAAGCCGCAGATTACATAGGTTCAGTATATCATTACTTGGATTATGAAATGAAGTTTGATGAAATGACCGAAGCTAAAAAAGCAAAACCAGATTACATTGATATTGACGGCGATGGCGATAAAAAAGAGCCAATGAAAAAAGCAGTAAAAGATAAAGCAAAGAAAAAAGTTAAAGAAGGTATGATGGACGACGAAGTAAAATCCATACTTATGAAGCATCCAAAAGAATTCGCAAAACTAAGAGCATCAGAAGATATTATGGACATTTATGGTGGTCCGTTATATCAAGAGTTATTTGAATATTTTTCAAGTTCAGGTGAAATGCCATATGGCACTCAAAAAGGACGAGATGGTGATCCTGCTCAGTGGATGAACGATGAGCTAGATGACATGGGTGTATTTGGACAACCTGAAAAAATGAATGTATCAGCCGCAGACAAAAAATTAAATACTCCTGCTTTCAAAAGAATGAAGGCTGGAGATAAACGTTATAGTGACAAAACTGCAGAAACATACGAAAGTTATCTTCAGGAAAAACTTAACAAAACAAGAAAGTATAAAACACTACTGGAATCTGTTGGAAAACCAATTTCAGAAGAAGAATTTGACATCCTTGCTGAGAAACAAGACGCTTGTTATCACAAGGTAAAGTCCAGATACAAAGTTTGGCCTAGCGCCTATGCCTCTGGTGCTCTAGTTCAGTGCCGTAAAAAAGGTGCTAAGAACTGGGGTAACAAGAGCAAGTGAAACTAAGACAGCTAATAAACATCATTGAAAACGCAGATACTCCAAGTTACGATAACTGGGATCATGACGAAGCCGTTTCTTATTCACAATACCTAGAAAAACATTTCGGAAAGCCCGATGAGTTTACAAACGAACAGGCTGTTTGGCATAATATTGACGGATTCAAAAGAGTAGTTTGTAAGGATGAATACATATTACATGGTTCACCAGCACCACACTATGATTTTGTTTATAGTTACATAGATCTAGAAGTAGATGAGGATATGTCAGACGAACTTGCTAAATGTTCTGGCAGTATTTTGATTGATCATTTAAAGAACGAAGTTGGTGCTAGATGTGGAAGTCTAACTGCCAACGCTGTGACTTTGAATTTTTGTTTAGATGTAGTATATGGTAGAGCAGAACCAGTGCCAGAAGAGTATGAAAAAAGAATACTTGGCATGAAAGACATGTTTGCTAGTGGTAAGAAGTGGAGTGTAGATTGGTGGCCAGATAAATCTAACGATGCTGATCCAGAAAATCCTTATTACAAAGAAAATCATGAAATGATTGAAGGCACACGCTGTTGGAAGGGTTACGAAAAGAAGGGCATGAAAACAATGTTCGGAAAACGTGTTCCTAATTGTGTTAAAAGAGAACATGTTGATTATTGTGTGAACTGTGGTGATCTTGTATTTTCAGAAGAGATGGATCTACACGAAGATCTTAAAAAATGGTTTAAACAAAAATGGGTTCGATTTGGTCCAGACGGAAAAGTTCGTGGATCATGTGGCGGACGTAGTGAAGGTGAAGGAAAGCCAAAGTGTTTACCAGCCTCTAAGGCATACTCTATGGGCAAGAAGAAAAGAAAAACTTCTGCCGCTCGTAAGCGTAGAAAAGATCCTAATGCGGAAAGACGTGGTAAGGCAAAAAACGTTAAAACTTAGGAGAATATTATGGAAAATAATTGTAAATGTGAAAAATGTGATCATACATGCCATTGTGGTACCGAATGCCAGGAATGTGTAAATGATATATGTACAGGTTGTAGATGCGATCACTGCAGATAAAGGACATACCTATCTACGAAAAGTGGAGTTCTAAATACAAAAAGAGCATCAACTGCTCTAATCCTAAGGGGTTTTCACAAAAAGCTCATTGTGCTGGAAAGAAAAAGAAAAAATAATATCAGCTAAATACTGTTGATATGTCTTTTTTAGTTCACAACACCCCTATTGTACCAGTATTTGTAAAAAAAGAGTATCTATATGATCTAGAAAAAGGACATGGAGAATTAACTCCTGGGCTTTGGATTACTGTTAAAAGCACAATGGGTAAAGCACTTTATTTTGAAACTTTACTTACAGACTATGGTGCTTTATTTGACAAACTTCCTATATCAGCATTTGTATGGAAAGAAGATTATGACAAAGATAATCAACTTCCGCTTGACGTTTTACAAATATGGGATTGTTTTGATTATGATATAACAGTTATTAAGAAATCTATGCTTTGCGACTGTGAATTTTTTGGAAAAGATAAAAAAATGCACAAGGGTGAATATCTTTTTACCGTTGACAACGCACATAGAGATAAAAGCCTAATAGACACTAACTTTTCTGAACACGATCCTGAACATAAATCTTTCAACATTATTAAATTAAATAACGGACAATTTGCCGCTCAACCAAATAACAGAGTTATATTCACAGATCAAAGTTTAGTGCCTTCAAATAAAAAGCAACCTGATTTCAAAGTGTGTACACAAAATTACACAGTGGAGAACACACCAAAATGGTCAGTAGGACATACGGACGAATGGCAATACAAGACGGAAGACGAAACCTAGATAGAGAATATCCTGACCATCCTGAGGATATCTTATGGCAAACAATAGATCCAGACGAATTGTGGGTATTAGATAAACTAATACTTTCAAGAAAAATGGGGTATGTTTGTGGACCAACAGGAATGGATGTTCCCAAAGCAGATTACTATATTGTACGTCCTTGTGTCAACGCAATGGGTTTAGGATTAGGGGCACAAAAACTTTGGATAGAAAAACAAACTATTGATCTACCATTAGGTTACTTTTGGTGTGAATGGTTTGAGGGTAGACATTATTCTGTAGATTATAAATTTGGTAATCAAGTATTATGTGTAGAAGGATTCAAATCAGAAAATACTTTTACAAAATGGGACAAGTGGTTAAAGATTCACAAACATATTCCTGCTCCTGATATTATATTAAATACTTTTATAAACAAAGAACACTTGAACTGCGAATATATAGGTGACAAATTGATAGAAGTCCATTTAAGACAGAATACAGACTTTGACGACCAAATAACAGAATTTATTCCAGTATGGGAAGGACAAGATACAACTCCTCCAGTCGGATATACATTTAAAGATTATCCAGACATCCACGGAAGGATTGGCGCATTTGTAAAATGAGCCCAGAGTTTAGGAAAGAAGCATATAGAAGATTTTGGATGATAAAAGGACATCTAGCTTGTCATAATTGGGCGGATGAAGATATTGTATCTATGAGTGATTCTTATTTGAGAAGGCTTTGGCATAATGAAGAAGCATATATTCATACAGAAGGTTTTGAAGAAGCCTACCAAAAACTATTACAAAATGGTTAAATTTTACTTGACAAATCAACAAAAATACATTATAATTAGGCAACACTAGGAGAATATTATGAGTGATAGAGTTTATGGACAAGACGAAAAGGCAAAACTAGAAAGACTAGTAAATGAAGGAGCCACTGTTTTACAGGAAATTAATGATCTTCAAGAAGGTCTTAAAGAAACAGTAAAAGCAGTTTCAGAAGAATTGAACGTAAAGACAGCATTAATTAACAAGGCAATTAAGGTAGCACACAAAGGTGATTGGCATAAAGTTGCCGATGAATTTGAAGACCTTGAAACTCTTGTTACTACTGTTGGAAAAGACAAGTAGATATATAAGTTAATAACGCCCTATGCCAAATGGCGGGCATGTAGTATGGTTTTGTTGGCCACAAGCAACATGGAGATTGAATGAGTTACGTAGACGCCTATTTTGACAGAGATTCTGACATCATCAGAGTAGTAGAACGAGTTGATGGTAAAAGAATTTTCCAAGAACATCCTGTAAAATATACTTTTTATTATGATGATCCGAAAGGTAAACATAGAAGCATCTATGGTGATCCAATCTCGCGTATTGTTTCAAGAAACACAAAAGACTTTCGCAAAGAACTAGCAATAAACAATAAAAGAAAACTTTTTGAAAGTGACATCAATCCTATATTCCAATGTTTGAGTGAAAACTATCTTAATCAAGATGCTCCTAAACTTAATGTAGCATTTTTTGACATCGAAACAGATTTTGATCCTGAAAGAGGATTTGCTGATCCAAGCGATCCTTTTATGCCTATTACTGCTATCACTGTACATTTACAATGGCTTGATACTTTAATAACTTTAGCAGTTCCCCCAAAGACTTTGACAATGGAGGAGGCAAAAGAACAAACTAAGGAATGGGGACAGGAATGTGTGCTGTTTGAAAAAGAAGAAGATATGTTACAAGCATTCTTGGATCTGATCCAAGATAGTGATATACTAACAGGTTGGAACAGTGAAGGTTATGATATTCCTTATACAGTCAATCGTGTTTCAAGAGTTTTAAGTAAAGATGACACAAGACGTTTTTGTTTATGGAAACAACTTCCTAAGAAACGTGAATATGAAAAGTATGGCAAATCAGCTGAAACCTATGACCTAGTAGGTAGAGTACATTTAGATAGTTTAGAATTATATCGTAAATACACATATGAAGAAAGACACACTTACAGACTTGATGCCATTGGTGAACTTGAAGTTGGTGAAAAGAAAACTGTATATGAAGGTACACTCGATCAACTTTATAACAATGACTTCAGAACATTCATTGAATACAACAGACAAGATGTTGCACTACTGGACAAGCTGGACAAAAAACTAAGATTTATAGATCTTAGTAATGAACTCGCTCATGCGAATACTGTTTTGCTACAGACCACTATGGGTGCTGTCGCAGTTACTGAACAAGCTATTGTAAACGAAGCACATAGACGTGGTATGCGAGTACCAAACAGACCTAAACGTGATCCTGAGTCTTCGACAGCGGCTGGTGCCTATGTTGCTTTTCCTAAAAAAGGCTTACACAAATGGGTAGGTTCAATGGATTTGAATTCGCTGTATCCATCTGTAATTAGAGCATTGAACATGGATCCAGCAACTATTGTTGGACAACTACGCCCAACACTTACTGATGAATATCTAAATGAAGCTATGAACTTACAAAAGAAATCCTTTGCTGGTGCTTGGGAAGGAAAGTTCGGCACATTAGAATATGAAGCAGTAATGGATCAGAAAAGAGACGTTGCTATTACTGTTGATTGGGAAAATGATAAAGAAGATGTTCTAAGTGGAGCAGAAATTTACAAAATAATCTTTGAAAGTAACAAACCTTGGATGCTTTCTTCAAACGGCACAATCTTTACAACTGAACACGAGGGTGTGATTCCTGGATTACTTAAACGTTGGTATCAAGAAAGAAAAGAATTACAAGGTCAACTTAAAAAGGCAAAAGATGCTGGTAATTCTATAGAAATAGAATATTGGGATAAAAGACAGTTAGTAAAAAAGATTAACCTAAATAGTTTATACGGTGCTATTCTAAATCCTGGTTGTAGATTCTTTGATAAACGTATTGGTCAATCAACAACACTGAGTGGTAGAACTATTGTAAAACACATGTCAGCAGAAGTAAACAAGGTTATCACAGGTACATATGATCATGTAGGTGATGCGGTTATATATGGAGATACAGATTCTGTTTATTTCAGTGCTTTTCCTATACTCAAAAAAGATATTGATGCTGGTAAAATCCCTTGGAGCAAAGAAAACGTTATTACACTATATGACCAAGTAGCAGAGGCGGCAAACGCAACATTTGACAAGTTCATGGCTGAAGCTTTTCATTGCCCTAAAAGTCGAGCAGAGGTTATTGCGGCAGGTAGAGAAATTGTAGCAGAAAGTGGCTTATACATCACAAAGAAAAGATATGCCGCATTAGTGTATGACTTAGAAGGATTTAGAACTGATACAGAAGGCAAGCCTGGCAAAGTAAAAGCAATGGGCTTAGACTTGCGTAGATCAGATACTCCGGTATTCATGCAGGAGTTTCTAAGTGAACTTCTACTAATGGTATTAACTAATAAAACAGAAAAAGACGTACTAAACAGAATTACTGAATTTAGAACGGACTTTAAACAACGCCCAGGTTATGAAAAAGGTTCTCCAAAGAGAGCAAACAAGATAGGACACTATCAAAGACTAGAACAAAAACAAGGAAAGGCTAACATGCCTGGACATGTAAGAGCAAGTATCAACTGGAATACATTAAAACGTATGAACGGCGACAAGTATTCACAGGAAATCGTAGATGGAATGAAAGTTATTGTTTGTAAACTTAGACAAAATCCATTAGGATATACCTCCGTCGCTTATCCAACGGATCAACTACGTATTCCAGATTGGTTTAAAGAACTTCCATTTGATAATGATGCTATGGAAGAAACAATAATTGACAACAAACTAGGAAACCTAATAGGTGTGTTGAATTACGATTTAGAAAATACAAAACAAAACAACACTTTCAACAGCCTATTTGACTTTGGAGAGTAATATGATACACACTATACAACAACTAATGGACAAAGTAAGTGCTATGCATGGCTTGGCTGTACAAGCACACAGAGAAAAATACAAAAGTCAT